CTCCGGGCGATTTCAGAATGGCGTCGTCGTTCAGAACGATAACATCATCCCGGCCGGCAGCTTGAATCCCGATGTTGACGTTGCGGGAAAAGATGAATGGCTTTTCACCTTGGATGATCTGCACACCTTCGAGCTTGTCGGGATGGCTGAGACCGTCGTCAACGATTATGATGCGAAGGTCTGTGTCCATGGTCTTGATGGCTTTGATGCACGCCTGCACATTTATGTCGTTGCGGCTCGGGATGACGACTGTGAGACCCTCTGGGCTCCGGTCGAGTGGCGTCCAGAACTGGGGATCCAAAATCCGGATGGCTGTATTGCCCGGGTGGATGGTTGCCGTCAACTGGCCTGGACCGGGGAAGGTGGCGATCTGACCTGCGTTGCGCGCCACCCGGACAAACTCGCCGTCTTCATTTATTTGGAGCGGAGGGAAGGGATTTGCCTGGGCCCAGTCCTTTCGATACGCTAGGGACGATCCTGGAGCGAATAAATGGTCTCCGGCGTACTCCCACCAGTTGGTTCCGTCGGTAAAATTTATGGTGGAATAGCCGATCACGGGTTTGCCGGAAGTTTGGAGCCGGAGCATCTGGTCGGCGATTCGGTCTGGGGTGGAATAGTCGTCGTCATCCCAGTGGATTATGTAAGGCGTATGGGAGTGTTGCACGCCGAAATTTCGCTTCTGGCCAATTGTGAAACCAGACTCTATATTTATGTGACGGATTTCCGGGTGACCGGCCGGTATGAGGTCCGCGACTTCTTCCCCGTCGGAGATAATGAGGAGCGTCTTGCTTGTGTACGTTTGAGCGAGGAAACTGGCGATCGCTTTCGGGAGCCACGCTCGTCGGTTTCGGGTGAGGCACAGGCAGGTGACTTGTTTGACTTCGGCGTTATCGCCTTGTTCTTGTGAGGAAGTTTCATAAAGTGTTTGTGGGGTTGTCGCACGATGGGCGACTCCCCTAGAGATGAGATCGTTGGCTGTGGTCGAGTCCATGTCGAATGGGACGCCGTGCGGACGAAGTTCGTCTGCGATGAAGAGTGGACGCTGGGAGACGATGAGCATTTGCGTTTAGAAAAGGAGGCCGGATGAGATGCCGGAGGATGCGCCAAAATTGTATTTATTTTTTAAAGCGTTTTTATTTCCGAGTCGAGCCACAGACATCTTCCGCTTCGTTTCATCACTGTGTTTCAAGCCGATGTGACCGGCTCTATTTTTTGAAATTTGCTCAGAGCTTTTCTTTCTGCCAGACTGCGAGCTTCTAATTTTTGCCTTGTGCTCTTCGCTTAATGTCTTTCCAAGCTGTGCCGCCCGCATTTTTGCTTTTGTCTCATCGCTTGCCTTCTTGCCAAGAGTATGTTTATTCCCAAGAAGTGCAGCTGAAAGCCTTCTCTTATGATCTTCGCCAAGTTTCTTTCCGAGTCTGTGTTTATTTCCGCGCCATTTCAATTTTGTCTCATCGCTGTGCTGAAAGCCTAGACTTCGTTTGTTGCCAAGCATTCGTGCAGAAATTTTTGCTTTGAACTCATCGCTGTGCTTTACTCCTGCGCAGCTTCCGGCAACAGGCGCCAAGTTGTAAAGGCAACCGCGATATTTATCCATCCAGGATTGTTCACGCGGAAGCAGCTCTTTCGCTGAAAGGCCAGTGCAATTTTCAAGAACAACAAAATGGAATGCCTCTCCGCCATATTTATTCCATGATCGCTGAAGGTGGGAATTTGCCATGCCACACTTCAGGACCCCACGATGCTTACCGAGTCTGTTCGAAAGATTGATGGCGCTGCCGACATAGACCTTGCCTGAAGGACCGAAGATCCCGTAGATGCCGCTGCGCTCGTTAATTTCTTTCGTTGCCATGTGAGTATTATCGTTCGGACCGGGCCAGTCCGAAAGGAGAAAAGACCAGCCCGGCCGCGAATTCAACCAGCCTACGGAGAGGTGGTAAACGACCCAAAAATAAAGCTGGCAGGCCTGTAGACCACAAGCGCAACCCTCTTCTCAGCGCGCACAGCGATCTTATTTTCGGTGAAGTACGTGCTGTGCTCAGTCGAAATTGCCAGTTCCATCGCCATGCGATCGCGAATTTCGCAAGCAACCGGCGACCCTGAACCAACCAAGAAATTCCCCGACCCCATCTTGGTCGTAACGATTGGAGTCAAGTTCCACCATGGAGACAGGGTTATGTTGTTATTATTAAAAACATAATTCCTGTTCGCGTCCTTGGTACGGAGGATCTGCCAGTAATCCGTCGGATGAAGTACGACGAACGACGGGCTTATTTCCGTTGCCACCTGGATCTGTTGAATGGCAGCGCTGATCAAGTCAGCCTTGTTATACGCCGGCAACGCCAACGCGGTCTGCAGAGCAGAGGCCTGCGTGACGAGACCGTTGATGTCCGTGCTGCCGCCACCGCCGTGCAGGAACTCCACCTCTTCGCGGAGATTCACATAGTAGGGCAGGGCATTGCGGATGTAGCCCATCAGCTCACCGAAGTCGTCCATCGCTTGACGAGTCATCGGAATCCAGGTGGCCACAGTCTTGACATATGCCGCAGCGGTTGTGAACGTCGCTGCGTTTTCGATCTTCGCAGTGCCTTCCGTCAACTGCAGTGAAGCAATCGTCGGAGCCGCGTTTACCTTGACGTAGTCAATCGTACCGAGATTGGTCGGCCGTGAACTGAGGACGTTACGCAATCGCAGCGTCTCGCGCGCTTCCTGCACGATGCCTGCTGTGCGATCGATTGGCAGCACGCCGGATGTCATTGTGCCCAATGTCGGCGTGTCGATGACCGTCTTGCGTTCCAAAAGATTCGCGATAAACTTCGCTGGGATCTCGATGTTGCAGGTTCCGTGATGGTTCTTCAGGAAGTCCTGAAGTTTGCTGTCTTCCCGTAGCACATCCTCAAGGGATTCGTGCGACTGGGCAGCGTTCTGCCGTTCAACCAACTTCGTGTCGATTGCGTCGACCTGCGTCTGCAAGGTCCGGATCTGGCCAAGCAGCTCTTCCTTGACGACGCCGAAATCCGCCTTCTGCTTTTCGGCGATGATGACGTTTTCTTTCAACTGAGCGACGACCAGCTCAAGCTGGCCCTTCAACTCTTTTTCTTCAATTGCCATTGTTGTTGTTCTCCAATGAGATGGTTGGTTTGGTGAGCGACAAAAGCTCGCTCAGTAGTGGTTGCAATGCCGAGTGGTCCACTTCAACCGGCTCATGCTTTTCTTCCTGATCTGCGGCTGCTTCCGAGGAAGTGCTTTGCGCGGCTTTCTCGGCGACCAGTGCAGAAAGTGTATTGACGCCGGCAAGGATTTGGTCCAAGCCGGATTGAATCGTTGTCTTGCTTGCCGCGCTTATCGAAGCACCGGCTTTCTTTTCGATGTCCTCTCGGGACATCATTTCAATTCCGCCGTAATCTTCGGCGAGCATGTCGATGTAGGACGGCAAGTAAGACGTGTATGCCTCCGAGAACTGACCGATGATTGTTTCCGCTCCGGATATGATTTCGTCCTTCGTCAATCCGTTCCAGAACAGCGAGCTGAGAGCGCAACTCAATGCGCAGCGCATCTGGTATCCGGCATCAAGCAGCTGAATGTCCATCAGCTCCTCGTTGAAATCGTCCTTCGTCTCGCCGTCCTCGCGCGCCTTCACTGCCGTGATCATCGCGTCGGTCGCCATTGGGAAGGTCACAATCGAACCTTCGTACAGCTTCAATTCCTTGAGATGGCGAACGCCCTTAACCATCGTGGACTTCACCGTCTCATACCCAATGCTGAGCCCTTTGATCGCCTTCGCCTTGATCAGCGTGTAGGCGATCTTCCCTGTGGGAAGCTCCAGCAGTATCTTTCCCTTTGCCCAAAGGCCGTCCGGCCGGTCACTCAGCTCAAGTGTGCCGATTGGTTCGTCCGTCTTGTGCTGCCACAGCATCGGGCGAACGTTGCCTTGATCCTTCAGCGTCTTCGTGTAGGCACCCGGCTCGATGAGATCACCGCCCTGATCGATTGAACCATAAGGCGAAAGGATGCCTTCAAATGTTCCGTCCTCCGATAGACCCTTGATGTCCATGCGGAAGTTCATTTTCTTGTTCATGACTTTCTCCTCTTGGCTTTGTATTCGAGCTCAGCAGGGATTCCATCAATCATCCGTTCTAGCGCATGGATGTCTACCGGCCCGTTTATTCCCTTCATGCCATCCAAGGTTTCTGCCAGCTCGTGCTGAAGAACCATGATGTCATGCGTTGTATCAACCCCAGCCGCATCCACGACAGCCTTTACCAGCGCCTCGGTGGACTTCGGTTCGGCCGGAGTCTGGCGCGCTAAGATGCCCTGTTCCATGATGGACGGCTCGCCTGTGCCCGGCACGGTCTGCATATTGAGCTGCACGCGGTGCGTCTCGCCGGCACCGTTCGGCAAGGCGTTGTCGTCTTCCAGCTCGCGCACCTCGTCGATGTTCTTGAATCCATTTTGCAGCGCGATGGAGTATCCGTCCATCCGCGTCTTGAAGTCGCCGCGCAGCAGCGCATTGACGTTGAAGTGCAGATAGTATCCGGCTTGCCGTTCGGCAGGCGTCAGCACGCACCGTCGGAACGACTGCTCCCACCGCGACAACCACTGTGACAGCGTCATCTTGACGAACTCCAACGTCAGGTGCTCGATGTTGGAGAAGGTCGCGCGCGAAAGATCCGCAACAAGGTGGGGACTGACAGAGAACAGCCGGCAGACTTCCGGAATCATGAACTGACGGAATTCATTCGCCTGAGAGTCGTGCATGCTCAGGCCATCCGTCACCAGCTTCAGGCCATCCTCTAGGATCGGAGCCTTGTGCGCCTGAGAGTATGTTGCTTCCCACTGCGTTCGGAATTCCTGAAATTGCTGGTCATTCTCAAAATGCCCGTCAGACTCGATGTGGTACGGCACCCGGCCGCCATTCGCCCAGAAGCGATTCAGGTTGCGTTCAACCGCAATGGCCATGCCGATGATCTGCTTGCCTTTGTCGATGACGGAATATCCCCGCACGCCGTCCCATCCGAGCCCGCGAAGGTGGAAGATGGGGTGTGGCTTGCCGG